GACCCAAGCAAAATCAACGTCACTGGTTACATGAAAAGGAGTTGGAATTGCCTCACCCTCATCATTCGTAATGGTTAAGTCGTTGAGTTTATCTTCTACAGAAAACCAGTTTGCTGGGTCTGCTGACCATGCATTTGCCTTTAAAGTATAGCGGTAGATGGTATCACCTGATTTGTATGTGATGGTGAGACCTACCTTCTGAAATGTGGTAGGAACAGAGTTGATGGCATCTTGGAGAGTAGTATGGGTTACGGTTCCACCTTTTGAGCAGTCGTAGGTTAGGATGCCTAGCTTGCCTACCTCGGCTGAAAGAAAGTCGGTCTCTCCACCAGTTATAGCATCATTGACTAGGGTCTTGTTGCTCGCATCAGCGATACCACTATTGCCCTGAGGTCCGATTTCGCCTTGATCACCCTTGTCTCCTTTTTCTCCTTTGTCGCCTTGTTCTCCCTTTGCGCCATTGTATATTTCGAAGGATTCTTTAGTACCATCACCTAGTGTTGCCTCTATTGTATTGAGACCAGAAGATTCTGTAGTTTTTCTTGTCTGCTCTAACTTAACAATAGATGTTCCCTTATCACCCTTTGAACCTTTCGATCCATTGAAAATTTCAAAGACTTTACTCCATCCGTCAGAACGAGTGACACGGATAATGTTCTTTCCTCCATCCTCTGTGGATTTAACAATCTGTTCAATATTTGAAATATCATAGCCACGTTCACCTTGATCGCCCTTATCACCTTTGCTTCCTCTGGTGAACTCCAAGAAATCGATTTCAGATTTATCTTCATTGCCAGGCTGCTCAGTCCAAATATCATAAGCAGACTTTCCGTTTAGACCAGACAAGCCTTGCTCTCCTTGGATTCCTTGCGGACCACGCAACTCACCACAATCTTGATACATACCTGACTCTGGAGTCGAGCCATTACCAACGTAAACATAAAGATGGTTATCGACGAGCCAGCCTATTGTATTTTCTTCTGTTGGCAAAGAAGAAAGATTATCTGCTACCTTGAATGCCGATATACGTGTAGTAAGCAGAGATAACATATTTGCTATCTCTGTACTCAACTTGCTTGATGTTACTGAACCATCAGCAAGTTTTCTTTCCGTAACTTGTTTGTCTCCAATGTCTGGAGTTTTAATCAAAGGAACGGAATCTCCTAACTTATTATCTTGTCTAAATGTAGGCATATTTTATTTCTTTTGGTTCTGTAGAAGTGAATATTTGAATTTGGACGGTATCGGGAATGACCGAGATACGGAACTCGAAGGACTGGGTGTCCTTGTGGCGACGTATCGGGACGCGAGGGAAATTTCCCTTATCATCTGACTGACGGATAACCACCTTTCCTTTTTCCCTTAGCGTGATTCTTAGGAAAATATCACGGCGAAGAGTAAGGATTGGAGTCACCCACGCAAGTTCATTGGCATCGTATGTGGCTGTTACATTCTCCATATCGTCTTTATTTTGAGGTTTGATTTACGCCTAGCTGTTGCAGGGCGATGGTGTACATCTGGCTGGCCTTGGTATCATCGTAGGCTGAGAGGAGCAGAAAGGCGATATAATAGATGAAAGCATTCTTTAGTTTGTCCGGAATGGAAACATCTGTTGTGGAAGCGTCTGTGCTCACAGACTTAGGTACGCCCACATAGGTAATAACCGCCGTTGAAGTCTTGGGCTGCATGAGGATCTTGATTGGATTCTCTCGCATGATGGCAGCCTGTGGGCGATCAATGGTACCATTTGCGGTATCGTCGTACATCATAAGAGCTTCGTCATCGGTGTCCTCTACTGGGGCGACTGCCTTATACCAAGAAGCGCCACGAATGCGGTTGATGGTAATAATCTCCATATTGGAAGGCATGGTGATAACACCGATGTTACGATTAGAATCAAAATCGGACACCTGAATTGTGTCGGAAGTCGAGCCTATACTCTTGGAATCGGACAGGACAGGCGAAGATGCAGCAGTAATAGCTATCCAATGCAGCGCATCGTTTATCTTCGACTTGATGATGTTGTCCATATACAAATCATCCTTCTCATCGGTGATTTCCGATGTGTTGTTGGATTCCTCGTCTATGCACCAACGAACTGCCTTTATGATTTCCTCTATACTCATTTACACCTTATTATATATTACTGCTTGCCGTAATCAGGGAAAATAAGACCAGCCTTGTCTGCATGCTTCATGGCAGTTTCAAGGGTTCTGCAATCCTTGTCAAAACGGTTGTTTATGTAATTAATAACTTCTTCCGCTGTACGGATGCCTGCTACCTCCTCTTTCTGTGACTTTTTTGTAGTCTTCTTTTCCGGCTCATCTACGGTTGACTTTAATGCGGCATTCTTTTCCTCTTCAAGTTTAGCCTTTTCGCCAGGGTACTCTTCTTCCTCATGGTCGAGAATAATAGTATTGTTGGCAAAAAGCAAGCTAGACTCAAGAAGTTCCTGACAGTATCGGTTTCGCAACGTAAGTGAAGGATATTTGTTTATAATTACATTACCATTTGCGAAAGGATAGCGAACCTGATTACCCTGCTTACCTGAAAGCAGATAGCTAATGCTATTTTGATTTACTCGTGCTTTATATGTCTTAATCATATTTATTCTTTATAAATGGTGGGCAGAGCAAGATGCACCTGCCCACCGATGGTTTATAGTGATAATTTACTGCGCTGTATCTTGACCAGCATAGATAGCCCAAGCGGTGCCAGTGTAGTATAAAACTGTACCTGCCTCATACTTGACATCATCAGTAGGAGAATTAGTACCCTTTAAGGTGTAGTTTTGCGTGAGCGCAACCTTCATACCCTTTGATGGATTCTTAGGAAGTTCCTTAGCAGAAATGATGGCATTAAGTGACTCTGTGGCAATCTTAGCAATCTTATCAGCAGGACCAACCAAGATTGAGTTGTAACCACGAAGTGCCACACTATCTGCCTCCTGATGAATCCAACGCTTAGCGTCACGAACCTCGCCACCTCCCTTAGACATATCATTGGTCTGCTCCTTCTTGCCAATCTTGACGTATCGGCGAGAAGCCTTAGGGTCGAAGATAACCATAAAGTCTGACATACCCAAGAGATCGAGAGTCTGAGTCCAAACAAAATCAATAGAGCCGAAGGTGTCTTTGAATCGCTTGAAGGTAAGGTCGAACTCGTTGTGATTAATGAAGTCGTTCTGATGGCTTCCCTCCAACTTGATATTCTCCAAACGTTCGATAGCATTCTTACCACAGAAGGCAAAACAACGATCATTCTCGGAGAATTCCGTGAACTGGAGTTTGGAAATAGCAATCAAATCGCCAAGCGTATAAGTATCACCGATGGAGTATGTGTTGGTGAGCTGATTGATGATACCCTCAGAGGTATAGACATCTTCAATCTGTCCGTCGCCGGTCTCTGCCTTGAAGCGAGACTTGCATCCAAGCAAATAAGTACGCTCTGCACGTAGGTTATACTTGATGATAGCATCGGTCTTTAAGTCGGCAACTGTAATAGGCTGCTCCTTCTTTACCTTCTCGTAGTCATCTGTAAATACGATGTTCAAGAGTTTCTTCTGAACATACACTTCTTTCTCGCGTGGCTGGAAGTTTTCTGGTGTAATGGTGAGCTGAGACTCAGAAGCTGCAGATGCACCAGCAAGGAACGTTGTTCCAACAGGGATTTCCGGGCAAGTCATGTTGTCAAGATTGTCTCTTGAGTCTCCACTAACCTTCGGCTTTCCGTTGACAGCCTGCATAACCGCTTTTTTACCGTTAGCCTCAATTACATAAAGCATCAGTGTACCCTCTGTCTTGGTCTGTGAGCCAGCAGCATAACCGGGAACACCAGAAGCAAAAACAGTAGTGCCTTTATAGAATGGGCGAATAGAACCAGAGAAGTTCGTTGAATTAATCTCGATGGTGTCAGCAGTTTCAATTTTCTGAATAGTCTGTCCATCAAGAGTTTCGCCACCAACACGCTGATGCGAGATTGACCAGTTCTTAATATTTACTGTTTTTGCCATACGGCGAACAATAGAAAGAAGCGGTGTCTTGAAAGGATAGAACTTAACTATCTCACTATCCCACTCCTTATCAAGCAGACCACCCTCACGAAGCTGTGTACTAGAAGCCTGGGAGCCTGTAAGGTCTTGACCATCTTTTTTTCCACCAGGGCTAAGTCTGTCGTTAACATTAGGGTCTACTGGCTCTTTTTGGGCAACAGTCTCTTTGTCTGCAGGATTTACTCCCTCGTTGCCAATCTGCGGCTCTACAAGGTCTGCCGTTGCCATTACGCCACCACCGGTAACTACGGCAAGAAGCATCAGAATCATCTTAAAGACGAACTGACCACTCATAAAATTCTTAAAACAATTTTTCTTCATTTTATACATATATTAATGGATTAATTACTTCTAATATCATCAAAGAAACTTTCACGTTTCTGTTTCTTTGCCGGTTTATTTCCTGCGCCAGAACTAGAAAGAGAAGGAGGAATACCTTCTGTGCTGGAAGAGCGAACCTTATTCTGAATCTTTTCGTTTCGGGCTTGCATAGCCGCCTCGTCACGGGCAGAGGAAATATCAGAATCGTAGTTGTTGGCATTGTGGAGCATCTTCCAAATATCATCTGAAATATCGCCACTCTCTACCTTGTCGTGAATCTCGTAAATCTGGGACCACATATCCTGTGCATCATCGGGATAGAGCTTCATCAGGCGTTCAAGCGACTTGCGCATGTTGGCAGTAACCTTCTCGGTAGCCTCATTCTGTTCAGCCACGTCCTCGTTGTGCTTGGCGAGAATCTCAGCGAGTTTCTTGCCGCCTTCAGGATCATCAAGCAAGGTTTTAACGTCAATACCCATGCGAGCCATCGCATCAAACGGATTATCGTCCGGATTCTTCTCCATATCCATCGCCAGAGCAGCGAGCCACTTGTGCTTATCGAATACCTTAGACAACGCCTTACCGCTTTCCTCGTATCGTCCGAGCAAATCAGCATCATCATTCATTGCCGCATAACGAGCTTCCTTGTCTTCGAAGTCGATGTCAGAATGGCGATTAGAGAAGCGCTTGGAGAAAGCTGTACGATTAGGGCGCTCATCTACAGACGTTTCATCTGTAGCAGCCTCAGCAGGTGGAGCCTGTTGTGCGCCACCTTCCTCATTCATCTGTGCTAATTCTTCTTTTGTCATATCTCTATAATACTGTTTGAAACTTTTCGGCAAAAATGCAAATAATTTGAAGAAGTTTTGCCGTGCTCCAACCTTGCGCTTGGCGGTTGGTTGGAACACGGCAAAGAAAGCCATGTTTTTGCCTATTTTTGCGCCTATAATTAATAATGTATAAGAAAATGGTAAAGGCAAGAATACTGACACTTAGCAAAGTGATGCCTCAACATAACAAGTATGACTCGGTTAAGGCTCGCAAGCGAAGACAAGAACACGGCAAGGACGAGGAGTTACTCAGCCGATGCAGAAATGCTTGGAATAACCTGAGCGGTGTGCGAGAAACGAGGGCGAGAACGATGCGCTACTGTATGGGCGACCAATGGAGCGACACCATCAGAGTATACCATCATGGCTACTGGGAGGAAATGACGGAGCGTACCTATATGGAGAAGCGCAACCAGACACCTATGAGCAACAACATCATGGTGAGCATTCTGGAATCTATTGCCGGTCTTTATGCCAAGCAGGGAACAGAACCTGTCTGCTTTGCAAGAGACAGCGACTCCCGACAACTGAGCGACATGATGAGTGCCACGATGCAATGCAACTGGCAGACAACGTACATGCAAGATGTGCTGAACCACGCCATTAAAGACTACCTGATGGGCGGTCAGATGTTTGTCAGGGAGAGTTGGGAGGCGAAGGAACTTGAAATGCCCGACTCATGGACAGACGCGATGGAACCCGACCACATGTTTTTTGAATGCGGTAGCGACCCACGACACAACGACGTGAGCCTTATCGGTGTGCTGCATGACGTGAGCCGAGAAGACTTGTATCAGAAGTTTTCCAAACAGGAATATGGGCTTACAGAAGAAGATCTGAACGCCATCTTTGATATTTATCCTTCGGACGATAACAGCTACGGCTATGAGTTTAACGAAGAGAAGGCGTTGGAGAATCTCAGTTTTGACCATAGCAACAAGGGAAGACATTACTCTAGAGTGATTGAGGTGTGGACCACGGAAACCAAGCCAAGACTGCAATGCTTTGACCCGATTGCGACCACAGGAACCGGTGCTTACTTCCGCATAGATTTGGATGATACTGCGATGATACAGAAGCTGCGCAACGACAATATGAAGCGCAAGCAGCAGTATGACGAAATGGGTATAGCGGAAGAAGACAGAGCGTACATCACTAGCGAAGAGATTGCAGATAAGTACTGGTATTATACCTACATGGCGCCAGACGGAACTATCCTCTGCCAGGGCGAAACACCATACGATTATAAGAGCCATCCTTTCACGATGAAACTCTATCCGTATATCAACGGAGAGATTCATCCATTCCTTGCCAACATCATAGACCAGCAGCGATACATCAACCGACTGATTGTGATGAACGACATGGCTATCAGAAGCAGTTTCAAGGGATTCAAGATGATTCCTACAAATGTGCTTAACGGCAGAACACCAGAGCAGTTTATGGAAGAGGCGGTAGAGTATGACGGATGGATATTCTACAAACCATCGGTAAAGACACCGAATGTGAAACCGGAGATTATTACATCGAATGCCGTGAACATCGGTACGAATGAACTCTTGCAGATAGAGCTGAACCTGATTCAAGAGGTTACCAACGTGAGCGGTGCTTTGCAGGGTAAGACCCCATCGGCAGGAACTTCGGCAGCCAGATATGCACAGGAAAGTCAGAATGCAACCACGTCTCTGTATACCATCCTTGCCGACATGGACGTGTTCACGGAGAAGCTGGCAACCAAGAAGTGCATGACTATACAGCAGTACTACGAAGACGGAAGAAGGGTTTACGACCGGAACTTCAATACGGTTTACAAGTACGACCGTCTTTCGGCAAGAGATATTCACTTCAAGATCAGCATCAAGAATGCAGCAGCTACGGCAGCCTTCAACACGATGCAAAACGATACGCTCGACAAGCTTCTTGAATTGGGCGGTATCAATATTATTCAGTATCTGCAGAACCTCAACGCACCATTTGCAGACAAGTTGCTTGCCAGCGTACAGGAGCAGCAAGCTCAGCTTGAACAGATGTATCAGCAGCAACAAGCAATGGCTCAGCAGCAAGGTGGCGGTCAGGTAGAGAACGGAATTGTGCAGGGTGCAGACCAGAATGCGGTAGCACAGGCACAGAGTGCATTAGGATATAACAGAGCAGCATAAGGTATGGAAGTACAGATAACGATAGAAATGGAGAAGGTGATGAGTGAGGTGAACAAACACTTCGCTCTCATCGGAAAACGCCTAAAAGATAAGAACGGCGATACGATGTTTGCCAAGACCACCCTATCTTCTTCGGAAGAGAAAGGTATCATGAAGCAGTATATCAACGCTGCGGCAGAAACATTTGTAGCAGAACTGGCACCACAAGTAACCTATTACAAGAACGGGGACGCGATGGTGATTAAGTTTGAAAACAGCAGATGGGCAGACGGAGAAGACAGTATTACCGTTCCGTTTGAAGGCAACTTCATGGGGTATGTGATAGCCTATGTATCGAATGCGGTATTTGGAATGACTGAGGCAGAGCTGGCACAGAAGTATGCTGCGGACATGGCGAACCATATAGCGGCGGCCATCAAGCTGATTTATCACAAGACCCCACCGGCAAGCAGCAACAAGAGTCTGTCAGACATGACAGGCGAAATAATCATTGACTAAAAAAGGAGAAGCTATGATCATAAAATTTCAAATTATCAAATCGGTAGTAATGGAGGCAGTAAAGTCGACAACCTACCTGAAAGCAAAGATAGATACTGCAGCAGACGAAAAAGCAGCGAAAGTAAGCTTTAACGAGGCTGCCGGCGATGATGAGGTTCACGAAAGAACGCTGACCCACGACTTTGATACAGCCCTGGAAGTATTGAAGACCATCTTCGTAGACTATCTTGTGCCAACGCCTCAGACTATTGGCGACAACGCCATCTACTATGGAAGCCGAACGGATGATATAGTGGAGTTCACCCTATCAGTATCAAGACGTTATAACGGAACGCTGACCGACGCACTGGCTAGGTTGGCAGCAAGATACGTGGAGGACTACATGATATACCAGTGGTGGCTGAAAACAACAAACCTGAAACAAGCGGAGCCATACCAAGCTACACTTGCATCAGACGAGATTGCCATTAGGAAGTGCTTCGTGATGAGTTGTCCGATGGTCCCTACCGTTCCTTATCCAATCGAACTGACCGCAAAGGTGAATGGTGAGGGCGTTGAAGGCGAGATAACTCTAGAGAAGGGAGAGGAAGCTACCCTATCCTACTCGATCAATTATGGAGCGATTGATGATATTGAGATAAGAAGCGAAGACCCAAGTATCATAGAGATACACCGATGCAGGGATAGGCGATCCTTTACTCTAGTTCCGGTAAATACCGGTTTCTGCAAGGTGAAGCTATGGTCAAGACATAGCGACAAACTGGAGTTCACTTGCGATGCCATCGTAACTGAGGAGGAAGGAGTTTTGTAATATTGAATATAAAATATCAAGATATGAGCTATCCGGAGTTTAACAAATTACACCCAACACATTTTATCCGAGAGAGAGGATGGAAGCCCGAGCCAAATCCTTTCTTGCCGAAGCCACGAAGAGCAGGGCACGGCTATTGGGATAAACACATCTTTATCTATGCCACCCAGCTCTGGTATGATATAGATGCAAATACCAACATGGTAGGACGAGCAAGACGGAACATGAAGGACGCGCAAGGTGAAGATATTCCGACAAGCGAGAACGATCAGGAACGCCCGCTCTTTTACCGTTGGTTTGACAAGTATATTAATAAGGTGGAAGCGAATCTGTCTGCCTATGTAATGAAACCAGAAGGAAGGGTAAGAGATAATGCCCTGAGAGAATGGGATGAGAAGGAGATATGGCTGAAATTTCCAGACTACTGGGATGATACCAAATATGATGCACTCGTCAAGCTGATACACGACTATATCGTGACCGGTGCGCTATACGAATACTATATGCGCACATTGACGAGCAAGGACCCTCTGACGATAGATCAGATGAACCAACTGGACGAACTGGAGATAGACATCATAGACTGCGCCAACTCTACCAAACCGGGCAGTATGATTCACACGTTGAAACCCTTCGGATAATAAAAAAGCGAGCGTATGGAAGATTTTGAAATGGATGGATTTAAGTCTGTAAGGGAGATACAGAAAGAGAAGAAAGAGAAGGTGAAGAAGCTTCTCCCTGCAAGAAAGAGTGCCCAAAAGGAATATATCAGAGATTGGCTGGCAAGGAGCCAAGATCAGTTTGAGGATTGTATGAACCAACTGGCAGAGTATGATCCTAAGACATACGTCACCATCTACAAAGACCTTACCAAGCACATGATACCAAAGCAGACAGAAGTAAGCGTTACCCACGGAATAGATGCAGACTTCAAGCAGCTTATGGCACTCGGTATGACAACCGTAGAGGACGAAGACGAGGCAGACGTACTGGATATAAGCAAAGCACCCGAGATACAGGATGCAGATTTTGAGGAACTAAACGATTTAACGGATGGCTCTAGTAACTGAACAGGAAATAGATAATCTCGTAGCGGAAAATCAGGAGCGATACGATGAGATTTATGGCACCTACGACCCTATGACAGGCGAAGGATGCTATAACTTTGAGCATCGTGTGCTGATAGAACTATCCGATTTTTTCATTCCTAAGATGTGGGTTCCGAAGAAGACCGCCAAATCTGTTCTGTTCAGAGGACTGAGAAAGATGGGCAGTCTGAAAGACTACATCAACTATGTGTTGCACCAGAAGGATGATGCCCAGCATTTCCAAATGCTTACCTTTGCCATCTGCAGAGTGAGGTTCATGGAAGACCCCGAGTTTGCCCTATACGTGACCGATAAGATTGAGGATAAGAAGACCGGTAAGATGATTCCTTTCAAGCTGAACTATCCTCAAAGAAAGCTACTGAAGATTATGGAAGACCTGCGGAATGCCCACAAACCGGTGTTCGTGGTTATTCTGAAAGCACGTCAGTGGGGCGGCTCTACCCTATCACAGCTTTACATCAAATGGATTCAGGACTATAGGCGCGATGGTTGGAATGCTATTGTTCTTGCCCAGCAGAAGAATACCGCCAAGAAGATTAAGGCGATGTACCGAAAAGCTTTGGAGCGGCAGCCGGGGTGGACCGTGGGGCATCAGGGCGCAAAACTTCAGTTCTCGCCATACGAAAATTCTCCCGACGATTTCCAAGTAACGGATGGTGTGAAGGCAATCAGACGAAGCACGCTGACGGTAGCATCCTTCGAGAACTTCGATTCTGTGCGTGGTAGCAACTTCCACTGTGCCCACTATTCGGAGGTAGCCTATTGGAAGAAGACACCAGAGCATGATCCTGAGGGTGTGATTTCTTCTATATCCGGTGGTATCGACCCATTGGAAGACAACGTGGAGATATTCGAGAGTACCGGTAGAGGTAATTCTGGTTTCTTCTACGACAAGTGCCAGTTGGCAATGGACCCAAAGAATAATGATGCTTATTCGTTCCTCTTTATTCCTTGTTTCTTCATCGAAAAGGATATGACTCCTGTAGAGAACAGAAGAGCATTTGCCAAGTGGCTTTTGCAGAACAGAGACCGAAGTACCTGCCCGAAGGGATATCGTGAGACCGGAAAGTTCTTCTGGCGAATGTGGCAGAAGGGTGCTTGCTTTGAGGCGATAGAATGGTATAGAAATTATAGAAACAAGTTTACTACCCATGCGGCATGTGCTACCGAGGCTCCTATTGATGAGGAAGATGCGTTCAGAAACTCAGGTAGACTGGTATTCAATCCTTATTCTATAGACGACATGCAGGCTTTGTATAAGCAAGACCCTAAGTTTACTGCCGACATCGTTGTGAACATCAGCGTGAAGGATGATAACACCATTCCGAACTCGAAGGTGAAGCTGAGAGACGACGGAGAGGGAGACTTGAAGATTTGGGCTGTGCCAAACTGCCTGCAAGTGGAGAACAGATATTTGGTGAGCGTGGATATTGGCGGCAAGAGTACGACATCGGACTATACCGTTATGACCGTGATAGACCGATTCGGTATGATTCCTACGGTGAAGGGAAAGCCAAAGGTGGTAGCTAGATACAGAGGACATGTAAGACATGATAAGCTGGCATGGATGGCTGCTGCCCTAGCCCATTATTATGATGATGCGCTACTGGTAATAGAGAGTAATACTGCCGACCGAGAGAAGAACAACAACACGGAGGGTGATCACTTCCTGACTATTCTGCAGGAGATAGCCGACTACTACGATAATCTGTATCAGAGAACGAGCAGTTCGGAGAATGTGGAAGATAACGTGCTGGCGAAATATGGTTTCCAAACCAACAAGCTGACGAAGCAGCAGGTGATTGATAACTTGGAAGAGTTTATTGATGATAACCTGTATGAGGAGCCAGACAAGGAAATGTATCATGAGTTGCGCATCTATGAGCGACATGATGATGGCAGCTTGGGTAATATCGTTGGTAACGGAAACCATGACGATGTGGTAATGAGTACCGGCATCGGTCTCTTTGTGAGTCTAACGGACATGGAGAAGCCTAGCTGGAAGAAAGCGGAAAGAAGAAGCCGTGGTGGCGATGGTGTTCATACGGCGGCGAAAATTTAGGGGGAATGTTAAGTGTTAAATTTTATGGAAAGAAACTTAGAAAGACAAACTTTGAGCTTTAGCAAGGGAATGACGAATGTTCCTAGCGACTTGCTTTCAGATGATTCAGAACTGCTGGAGAGTGACGGATTTATCTTTAAGGATGGAGAAATGAAGGCGGTGCAGAATGGGGTGAGTATTGGCAACGTTCCTTATAAGATAATGTACGTTCACAAGATGGCAGACTATGAGAATATCATTGCATATGATGGTGCAGGAAATATATACTGGTATACCAAAGATGATAGTGGAAATATCGTAAGCCCACCCGATGGAGTAACGAAAAGTTTTAATGTAGGAACCGTTTACGACGTAAAAAGTATAGGTAATACACTTGCGGTTGCGACAAATGAAGGCTTGCATTATCTGCTATTTAAAGGTGGAAAATATAAAGATTTAGGTACAGAGATTCCTACACCTAATGTGGTGTTTTCTATATCACCAAGTACGCCCATAGAAGCAGATACACCTATCAGATATGAAGGCTTTGTTAATCACAAAACACTTAAAGTAAGCTATGACGACTTTGGAAATGTATGTAGAATACATAAGTTGATATATATAAAGAATAGTGGTGATTTCGGAGAGCAAACGGTTACGATAAATGACAATACTCCTGTCAAAGAAGAAGACTACGAAGCTTATGCTATAACAAACGATAATGATAACAACGAAAACTTATTTCAAGATGCTGTTGTTGGTCATGTATCATCTATTATAAATAAAGCAAAAGAAAAAAATCTTTTCTGCTTTCCTTTTTATGCAAGGTATGCCTTACGTCTCTTTGATGGGACTTATGCCAGGATTTCAAATCCGGTGATTTGTTACCCATGTGTTACAGGCAACCATCATTCGCATATTGGAAACACAACAGCCTACTTTACCTTGTATGGATCAAGTCTAACAGCGGCTGTATCAATACCCCAAAAAGAAGACTGGGTTGATATTGTAAAAGAAATCGTTTTTTTTGCCACAAAGGGTGTAATGCCTTATAAATTAGAAAAAGGTTGGAAATTCGGGTACCTTGATGAGGTTTATGGAATGACGTGGCATGATGATGTTGGACCTGATAATTATACTGAACATAAATATAGCAGATATGGTTATACGGATGAGCCAAGTATGCGAATCATACCTAGTTTAAAAACGAAGGATAAAATAGCAGAAGAATTAAAGAAAGATACTGTGTTCTATAAAATATCGCAACTTAGCGTGATGTCGGAAAATGTAGATGGGGTAAGCTCGGCTCTCAAAATAGATGATGGCGTTCTATCAACATTAGAAACGCAGGAGCAGCTGAAAAAGGATGATTATTACGGATGGGCACATTATGTTTTTAAAAAAATGTATCCATACAATGGAAGATTAAACGCTATCGGAGTATACAGAAGTCCGTTTGAAGGGTTTAGTTCTTTTTGCGCATTAAAAGGTGAAGATGTTGATTCTTATAAATATTATGTGCATATCGAATCTGGCTCTATGTCACGTTGGGTAGAATCTAAAGAAGGTAAGGCTCCAAAGTGTACGCTAAACGGATGGTTTTTCTACCCTGACCCAAATGCTACCGAAGTTATTGTATATGATGTTAAGAATAATAGAGGAATTAAGAGTAAGTTGCAGCCTCACCCTTTATTAAATGGTTCTTATAAAATGGCTCTACCAGATAATACTATTGAGTGGGAGGATAATATATCCTTACCTAGTATAGATAATGAAATAGAAGATTTGAACTCTCAGATTTTTACATCAGTAGTCAATAACCCATTTGTATTTGAGGCATCGGGAGATAATACGGTTGGAACCGGAAAGATACTCGGAATTATTGCCAATACAGAGGCGGTTAGCCAAGGTCAGTTTGGTCAATATCCATTGATGGTATTTACGGATGAAGGTATCTACGGCTTGTCGGTTAACTCGGAAGGTCTCTATAGCAGAGCCTATCCAATATCAAGAGAGGTATGTAATGAGGATTCGCCACTGGTGCCGACGGACAGGCTTGTGTTCTTTGCTTCAAAGAAGGGACTGATGGCGTCAAGCGGTGGAAGCGTAGCCTGTATGAGCGAACAGATGAGGGGAAGATCGCCGAGGAACTTTGCAACCTTCGGTGAAGGCAAGTTCCTGGATTTCCTGAAAGGATGCCTTATCGCCTACGATTACAGAGACTCCATATTGAGAATATTCAGCAAGGGAAAATCATACCAATACATATATAATATGGTGGATAAGACCTTCTCAATGGTGAATAGCGGCATAGAGGCACAGGCGGTAGTGAATGACTATCCGGATAATCTGATACAAGATACTAACGGAAACGTATATTCACTTACAGCAAAGCCAGACATCAACGAAGATACGGAAAGCTATAGCGGATCATTTACTACCAGACCTTTGAAACTGGGCGGCAGTATGACGTTGAAATCGCTGAGAGCGGTGAAGCATCTGTTTGATTCGGACGAAGGAACGATTGGGCTGGAGATATACGGAAGCAACGACTGTAAGCACTGGTGCAAGCTGCCAAGCTTGGCTGGTAAGCCTTGGAAATACTTTACTTTCAAGTATACGCTGCAGAACTTCAAGGCTGCTGATGCCTTTGCTGGCAGTATAGTGGAGGTACAAAGCAGACGAGAAGACAAAATGAGATAATTCTTTCATACGCGCTAATTTATGATAACATGAAAAAGGCGGCTGCTCATCACGAGTGGTCGCCTTTAAAATGAGTTATGAAATACATTTTTAAAAACATGATTCTTCTTTATATTTCCATTTAAATCCGTATGCAGTTTCTTGTTTTCCTAAGCAACAAGCAGAAATACCGCTAGAGTCTTTAGAGCCAACACTTCTAGCTGCTTCTAGTTGGCTGCCAAATTCTGCAATAAAATTACCATTCTTATCTAATTGAATAACAATTTTCCCATTTGTGCTTAAATAGCCTCGCTTCCCAAATCTACAACATCTTTCTCCAGAGTGGCTTATTGAAGCCCTAATTCTATGAAGCGGCATATTTATATTTTCTTTGCAAGTCGCCCAACGCAAATTAGTTACTTTATTATTATCTTTTGACTCATCTAGATGTGATACTTGTGGTTTATTCTCTGGATTTGGAATGAAAGCTTCAGCTACAAGTCTGTGAACCCGATACGTTTTACTCTTTCCGTTCTTTGATAATGTAACTGTCTTGTACCCAACTCCATCATCAGACTGCTTCTTTATCACTTCTGGATAAATTTTTGTGGAACAACCAAAAGCTGTTACTCTTTTTAGCATTTTGACTCTGCCAAAATTGCTTACATCGTAAAGCCCTTCGTATCCTTTTATTGGTTTCCATATTTCCTTTTCCATATATATATAATTTTAATCCATAAGAATGAGCAACAATAACCTAAAAAAAAGCACCAAAGATGCAGAAGTCCGTTGACATTCGGCACGGCCATTGTGCAAATAATGAACGGCATCGCTTTCTTTAATGCCTCTTTCCATCGTCCTGTCCTACCCCACATCAAACCGAATGAAGCGAATAGGAAACCGGAAAGCCCCATTGTAGGCTGACTAACATACATGGGCAGCAGACTAGCGACAGAGGCAACAGCCAGAGAAGTGACTGGTTTCATATCGTTCTTTATCTGCCAAAGCACCAGAAGGTTTACGGCAAGATGAAAACCGTTGACATGGAAGAAGCTATACAGGATATGATTTTGCCAAGGGCAACCGGGATAGAAACCGACGTGCCAAGTACACAGAACGAGGCAGATGATGCTAAACACCAGCTTTGTTCGAAAGTTTCTTCTTACGAAGGTCCATTTCTCTGTAATTTTTTCCATACTTCTTATAGTAAGCGAAAATGAATTTGAGATTACTTGGCTGGATAAAGAACTCGGGTGCAGGCTCAGAAACAAGGAACTGGCAGATAAACCATAAAGATTTGCCCACGAACTCCTTTCGCTGCGTCATTTCGTTCATCCTATTGAACAGCGTATAGTACAACTTCTGACGAATCGGTTTCATACTATCCACCTTTGAGAAATCGCCGACTGCCATTCTACGGAGTATATCCCAAGCTCTTTTGGGAGAAACATAGTATCTGGGTGCAGGAGAATGAACCACCTTTTCCCAAGCCTCCTGTTGAGAATGGCAATTAGGAGCTATCTCCCGATACGCCTTCATCAGATCATCCCTCTGTCTGTCAATCAATTCGTAATTTGCTCTTGCCATATAAATGCTACATTAAGATGTTGCAAATATACATATTATTTAGAATATAACCAAATAAGAACATAAAGATTTAAATAAGTTTAATATTAGACTGGTTTTCATGGTGTTACGAAAGAAAAAGTTTAATTTTGCAACGAAATAACATATATATACTAAGAACTGTTAGTAAAAAGTGAAATTAAACCATAAATTCGTAACAAAAATGAGAACAAAACAGGAATCGCCTCTCTCGGAAGAGGAGGAAGCCTTAGTTATGGAAGGATTATTGAGTAGGAAGATTTGGAGGTTCTATGAACTTCTATCAAAGTGGTCACCCATCCCATTGATGCTAGGTCACTGGTACGGCGTATGGGACTATGGACATTATCCCTAGACCAACAATATTAGATACCGATTTCAACGGGAACTGTATCATCTGGATTTATGTACTGGCATACATTTATATGCCACTGACCATGATACCGGTAAGTTTCTTCTTCAGATACTGCTGGATATTCCGCATTCCTTTCTTCTATTTTTTCGGTATCAACGCAATCAGATTGTATTATCAGCACTGGTTCATCACTCCCGAGCAGTTAGAGATGCACCATGTGTTTATCATATTCACCTTAATGCTTTATGCTTATGGATTTATCAAAATCGCTCTATCGAATAGCAGAATCTGCCTTCGGGATGCTAAGAAACGATGAGTGCGGGTTTACAGAGGAAGAAGAGAGGATTGTGCAGAGGAATCTGCTGTACTGGATGGAAAGGAAGCATCACTTTGACGAACAACTGGGCAGAGCCTGTATCGCCAACATCTATTATTTTGATGATGATGTTCACAAAAAGTATGCGCCTTACTTCGGGTTTGATGAGTTGAAGGATGATTATGACCGGCTATCTTGGAACATACCGGACTACAACTTCTGGGATTTTGCGGTAACGATGAACAAGATGTATGCTGACCATATAGACGTGGTGGGCAAATGGTCGAAGAACAAAGATACCACTAGAAAAAGAATCTCGGAACTGGCTATCAGTTTCCTCTGTGACGAATCGACAAACCACCCGACAGATAAAATCTGGTGGTACATGAACAGCTAAGTTGGAACACGGCAAAAGCTATTGAAAAGCCTTTTATCTTTGTAGCCATTAATCAAAAATAATGGTATATGGCAGAGATAGTACATACATTTTTACAAGAGCACCTGTACAGATCGGCATTGGTTATTGCCATCTGCATGGGTGCTCTTATCATTTCTATGGGCGTGGACCTGTTCTTCGGCATCAAGAAAGCAAAAGAGAACGGACTGGCTACGACAAGTACAGGGTTCAAGAAAACTTGCGACAAGGCGAGAAAATACTTCTCTCCCTTCATGGTGACGGTCTGCATAGACCTGATAGCCTGTACGGTTCTCCCCTTCCCTGTCTTCTCTATGATTTGGGCAGGATATTGCGTGTTCTGTGAATTTGTAAGCGTAAGGGAAAAGAGCTGGCAGAAGGCTGAGATACGGAAGCAGGAGAAGACGGTAAGCATTCTTCTGGAGAACAAAGAAGACTTGGCAAGGGCTTTTGCTGAGATTATGAAGGAGCAGGGAAAGGAGGAGAAAAAATGAGACTGATTAAAAGAATTTTTGTTCATTGCACTGCCTCTTCTCAGAAATGGGGCGTGAAGGAACTTTGGGACGAGTTTAAGCGCAAAGGCTGGAATAACCCAGGGTATCATTACGTGATTACTGCTGATGGTGGGATTCACCAGATGCTGCCGGTAGAAATGGTTAGCAACGGTGTGAAGGGATATAATGCTACGGCTATCAATGTGGCTTACGTTGGCGGCATCAACAAGAAGGGAAAGGCGGTAGACAACAGAACTGAGGAGCAGAAGAAATCGCTTATCACTCTGCTCACTCAGCTGAAGAAGAAATATCCGGATGCTGAAATCTTGGGGCACAGGGATATTTCACCCGACAGGAATCATAACGGCGTAGTGGATCCTTGGGAGAGAATCAAGGAGTGCCCTTGCTTTGACGCTAAAGTTGAATACAAAGAGATATAGCTTATGAAATGGTATGACATAAGGTTTTGGAAATGGGCTTGCATCGGCTTGGTGATTGGGGTTATCCTATTGGCATTTACAGGATGCAAGACGAAGGAGTATATCAAGGTTCCTTCGGTTAGAACAGAATACGTATGCAGAACTGATACTTTTGCTAAGTTGGATAGTATCTACATGAAGGATTCGGTATATGTTTTTCAGAAAGGTGATACGGTTTTCCATAACAAGGTGGTTTATCGGGACCGGTATCATAATATATATAAGGTGAAGACGGACACGATCATCAAGAGGGATTCTGTCTCCGTTCCTTATCCTATAGAGCGACAACTGACGAAGAACGAGCAAAGGCTGATGTCGCTGGGCAGATGCTATATTGCTTTCCTGTTCATACTGGCGGTTTGCGCGATTGGGTTTACTCTCTGGTACAGAAACAAAAAATGCTAGCTTATGGCGAAGATTGAAATTTGGAAAGAAGTTGAAGGGTACAACGGAAGATACCTTGTCAGCAATATGGGAAATGTTATCAGTAATTCATTCTTGGGTAAAAGCGGAAAGGTTGGTTATTTAAAACCTATGATAAACCATCAAGGGTATGTATGTTATACTCTATATAAAGATCGTACGCCTAAGCGTATGCTTGCACATAGACTTGTCGCACACGCATTTCTCCCCAACCCAGAAGGGAAACCATATATTGATCACATAAATACAATCAGAAATGACAACCGTGTGGAAAATCTAAGATGGTGTACCCAAAAAGAGAATATAAACAACCCTATTTCTATTGAGCACATGAAAGAAGGTTGTAAATCTACTAAGAGGAAAAGGCGCAAGATAAGACAATATGATAATAACGGAAAGTTTATACGAGAATTTAATTCTGCCTGTGAAGCAGCCGAGTTGATGAAATGCGGTGTTTCGCAAATATCGAGCTGTGCTTCAGGAAGAACACTTAGTTCTAGAGGATTTCTTTGGAAATTCGCAGATGAAGTTGGTGACAGTTTAAAGATAGATATTCCAGAAGGCGTTGTGTTCAAAAAAGAGAAAAGCGTAGCTTCGTACTACCACGGAAATCTTAAAACGGTATATCAAAAGATGGTAGATTGCGCTAATGAGTTCCACATTACCAAAGAAGCCATGTCGCTACGTATCAAAAAAGGAAAAGAATACGATGGTTGGAGTTTTAAATATTTGTAGCTATGAATAAAACTTTAGAAGCAATAGATGTTATTTTGCTAGAGCTGCATCAAAGAATTCAAGACGGTCGATGTTTAACTAGCGAGGCTCAATCCAAAATGATGTTGAAGTTCTTACACGAAATCGCCAACAAAGACGAGCCTATCAGCAAGGCTGAGGCATGCAGCTATGTTCGTGTTTCCAGGGCTACCTTTGACCGGCTTGTGAAGGAAGGTAGGCTGCCAAAGGGTAAAAAGCGGAAAGGATGGACCGAGCTGGTTTGGTACGAAAAAGATTTAGATAAATATGTAGATAGATTGGTATAGATTTTACTTTTTTATTTTTAGTTAGTTGTATTAATTAGGTTTTAAGTAGATTGTTTCATTGCAAAAAGAAATCCCCACTCGGCTGTGATAGCTGGGTGGGGATTGTGGGTTATTTATTTCATGAATGCCATCCAAATAGTTTGGTTCTTGATGGTGGTACGGTGCCCGAATATAGGTTTGTAATCGGTGATAGCCTTTAGCACATCACTAACCTTTATCTGCTGCTCGTTCCACTTGAAAATGAGCGTTCCGTTTGTTTTCAGCACCCTCATGCCCTCATGGATAGAATCGTTGATGAATGCTTGCCAATTTTCGGGCAGCTTACCATATTTCTTGCATAACCAAGAGTTCTGTCCTACCTTTAACAGATGAGGAGGGTCGAAAACTACCATATTAAATGTCTCATCTTCGAATGGCAAATTAGTGCAATCGGCTATCATATCGGGTTGTACGTCTAATTTGCGTCCATCACATAATGTGTCGTGATATTCTCTTATGTCGGTAAAAAGTACCTGTGGGTCCTGCTTGTCGAAATAAAACATACGAGATCCGCAACACATATCTAATATTCTTTTTTTCATACACTATCTTTTTGTTAGTTTAATTGCCTTTATAAGGCGATGATCTCCTGCTATTTTACCGGAATCTTTCTTACCATGGTAATAACCAAATCTATAAGCCCAATATCGGGTTTTATAGACTTTCTTCATTATCTTCTTAGCTAATCTAATCTTCATTATTTATCTTCTAATAGCACTTATCGATTAAGTTACCAACAACCTTTACCTGTATGCCATGGCTTATATAGCTGTATAAAGGTTCTAAATTCAACTGGTATGTCCCATTGAGCCACATAACGTCTCTTGTTTTGGAAAAAGGGCCAAGGTCGTATTCAAGCATATCGTGTTCATATATGTCAACCCCACAACAATCTCTCATACCGGTACGTTGGCAGACGGTTTCAGGGTTAACTTCCTTTTTATGGCAGGTAGCCCCCTCATACCATAAAATAAATGTACCGAATGGAGTATTAACCAAAGAACCTTTAACCCATTCCCCGTTATCAAGACGTTTAGCCTTAAACTTTATGTTTTCTGGTTTCATATTTATATGTTTATATAAAGTCTAAATAGACTGTTGTTTTTACTTTATTAACTTTGTTATTGTTATTGTTATTAAAATAATCACTACCTTTGCACTCGAATCATTTAGAGTATCAAACTCTGTTAAGGTAAACCTCTAGCCAAACATTAACAAATAAAACAATGGAACAGCAATGAGATTTACAAAGCCCCTTAGTTGCCGCTTAGGGGCTTTTTCGTGTACCGCAGTTTAGAGGTTTTGCGGTATTCCAGCTATCGAATGGTAGTGAACTTAACATTGTTTGATTATGACAAATGATTCAAAAACAAACGGGAAACGTCTAATCTTTCGTCCTTACGTTGTTAGGGATGGTAAGATTATCCGTCCTAAGCACGGAGGTTGTCTAGCCTTTTGGGTTGACGATTAAACCCCCTATTTGTGGGGTAGCGGCAACTACCCCTTTTTATTTTAATTCTACCGGTTCATCATCCCAAGATAATTCCCTTCCGATGAGTTTCTTAATGCTACCTTGTGGTATTTCTATGCATTTGCAAGAACCATAATCGTCTCTCCAGCTATATACAGCTTTGTGAGGCTCTGTTTCAAATATAAGTTCTGTACCGAAACTATTAACACATACCCATGCCATAGCTATTCCTCCTTATCTTCTATTATATAAGGACAACACTCTGTGTATATATACTTACAAATATCACTTAATTTGCAAAGTTGACAATCTCCAACCATAACTATTCCTCCTCAATTAACTTAAATCCATTAGATTCTACCCTTTCTTTTTCTAAGTTCTAACATTCTTCTAGTTCTACGGCTTTCCTTGCCACTAGGAGGGTTGCCAGCGAGTTTAAGATGTGGAATGCTATAATAATCATAGACATTTTCACCTTTAATAATGATTGTCATACTTACTCCTCCTCTTTAGTTTCATACTCCTGTTGTAACTTCTTGACCTCGTTCACAAACTTACTGACATCAATATCACAATCAATTACCTCTTGATGGTTTTTGATTGCATCTTCTATCAGATGGGTGCATTCTTCGGTAAAACCACAGATATGATCACCTTCGATGGTGTAGAGATACTTGTGTGTGTTATAGTAAGCACACTGGCAGAGAGATAAGCCCTCTGAGTTGAGGCGGTCCCGTACATCTGGATTGTTGATGCGAAGGACCACCATCTTACCTTTACTAGAATAGTACTTGCGGTATTTGATTCGGTCTGCAACGATGATTGCTATAGCTACCAACAACAGGATAGCTAGCACGATGATAACATCTATTTGAATTGTATTCATAACTTTCATTTTGTTTAATTGTTTATCTTAATTCGTCCATTCTTCCAGGATTTTGAATGTTCAGTTCCTTGTTGACATCATGTAGGCTGACGGATGGCAATGTATGCGTATCGGGGTCTAAACCCTTCGACTTGCAGTAGTTTCTCCATGCCTCTATGCCATGAGGTTTCTTTGCATCCTCTATCGCTTTCAGTCGCTCTTCTTCTTTTCTGCGCTCGTCCTCTACCATTCCACGCTCCTTCAGCAGGTCTGCCTCGTAAGCTATCAAGGATTTCATTATATCCTGTGGATTGATTGTCTTTCCGTTGTTGATGAGCTTGTTGTATTCACCATTGGTGAAGGCTACGAAGAAGTAATCAAGTTCTGCAGGAGTTATGTAGAAATACTTTGTACAGATACGCTGAGCAAGCAACTGAATCTGATAATCTGTTGCATTATCGTAGGCACCCAGATAATAAAGAAGGTCTATCAGTCGTCCTGTTACCCATCCTACGAGGTCTCTGAGTCCACCACGTTTCTGAATATCCAACATGGTTTCCTTATTCTTCTTTATAGCCTCAGTTAAGGTTGCAGGACGCTGATAGTTGGCCTTATCCCTGATGATAGGCACTCGCGATGAGTCGGGCAGCGCGCTCTGAACGTTGGATATTCCGTTGTTGCTCATAATCTTGCTTTTGGATAATTTCGTCATTCCAGCACTCACCATTAAGATAAGTGAGTGGGTCTTTTCTGTATACAGGGTCGGGCGTTGATGCTACATAGAGAGGAGTAGCTTTCATACAAGCTACCTTATCGTTAAGGCTTAACTTCTTCCACTTAGCCTCTGCTTTCTTGCGGCCTCGTTTTTTATTGTAGGCATTCCACCATTCCTCAAAAGGCGGTTCGAAGACCAACATCTGTTTTTGCTCTTCTTCAACCTCCAAGTCTACCGTCTCTACTTCGGTATTGTTGTCGAACAACTCAGAAGGCTTGTAATACTTACCCGTAAGCGCCCATCTTGCACCGGCTACAAAAGCATCTTTAAGAGGTTCGCTTTCCGAATATTTATTTGCCTCCGAATGGATTTCCTTTAACGTTTTCATAAGCTATATGATTTTGATGATTTATACCCAACCGGCACCCGAGTTCTCGAGTTCTCGCTTGCAATACTGCAAGCCTACCTGATCATCGGGTTCCGGAATCATGATGCTGCGGACATTTGCGTAATCTATCACGTTTCGGATAACGCTGCTAGCCTCTGCTGTATTAAGGGAAGTGAGAGGCTTGTATTTGCGGTTACCTGTCTTATCTACCTCATCGGTATAGAAGATGTAGCTGCAAACGTTGCGCTGAATATCACGAAGCGTTTCGTAGAATGTCTGCCCTAGTTTTAGGGCGAGATAGCTAATCATGAAGTGGAGATAGCTAGACTGCTTGTCAGTCTGAATGGGGTGAAACTTCTTTAGCTCGATTCTAAAGCCACATTCTTTGGCCTTCTGAACTTCCTTCACGATTTTCAGATAGTCACGAGGATCATTAGGATTGTATACACTCATATTATTATAATTACATTAGATTGATTACTAAACCCTTGCAAGCATAGTCGGTTGGAATACCGAGGACCTGCTGGAATTTGTTTACGGAAACATCGGGGTTAAGATGGCGTGCTGAACCATGAATGAGGACGATGCGCTTGGCTGTATTAGCTGCCTTGCATTCGTTGAGATACTCGATAGAGTGAGCCAGACTCATGTGGGAAAGACGGATGCGGTCTGCTTGGCTGACTATCGTCTTGCCTTCGTTTACGGCTTTCTCTAGGAGAGAATCATCATAGTTGCATTCTGCCAAGAAGTACCGGCACCCTTGAACTACATTTTCCATATTGTAGCAATCGGTGAAGAACATCATGGTTCCCATTTCCGGATGATGAATGAGGAAAGAGAAACAAGGCACATCGTGTTCTACCTTCATCGGGGTGATACTGAAAGCACCAAGATGATAGGTCTGTTCTTTAATCATGCCTTTTACTCCCTTGCATTTCTCGGATAACTCTTCGGTAGAGTAAACATCGATTCCTGCTCTCAGAAAGTCTTTGGCATTTTTTGCATGATCGCCTTTCAGCCGTGGGAGTGACTGATAATCACTCCCACGCATTTTGACGTTTTGAGGTTTGCAACTTTCTTTACTTCCTGCAACGGACGACCGGCCTCTATACAGAGCTGTTGACCATTACTAGCCTCCAGTACGTAGGAATTGCCAAGACTATTGCTATTTACGACTATTAACTTCATACTTAACTTTCTACTCCAATACGACTCTCAAATAACAATGATGGAAAGTAACTACTCATTTACAACTTCCCAATCGTCTGCAAATACATCACTAGACGATGGCACCCAAGAATCTGCTCTGCCATCTGGATTGATGATAAGCATCTGATTGGTGTAGTCAATGTGAGGATTCTCACGCTTCATCAGAATGTCCTTAGCAATCTGTGGCAATGACTGCATCTTAGGAATGATGTCACCTGTAATGTGGGAAGGAACCTGCTTCACGATAAACAACCCCTTACCATTCCATCCCTTGCGTCTTACCGCAAGACCTGCCTTCAATAAGTCAATAGCACCACCGAAGTTAACAGAGCCTACTTCACGATAGGCTTTCTCAAACACACTCTTAGGAGACCAAGACTTATATCCGTTCTCATACTCTACCAAATAGCCATTTTCCTCAATGGCTGATTGTGTAAGTTCTCTACCAAGCACTTTCTGTGCTTCTGTCATAGTCATAGGCTCTGCCATAATAACTTTTGTTCCAATATACTTTTTCATAATAAAACTTATTTTTATTTTAACTCAAACTAAACTTCTGAGCCTGTGGCTGCTCATCATGTACTTCTTCGGCATTCACGACTTCGCCTGTATCAGCATTGACCGTAATAACGTTCTTTGCCTCGGCAAACTCTTCATCACGCTGAACGATGGCAGAAGGTCGCTCATCGGCATTGATAACCTGCGCTGCATCAACAGAGAGCTCACCCCATGAGGAAAGAAGCTGACGAAGGACGGTCTTTTCTGCCATGTCCTGAAAACCAGCAAACCATCCTAGACCTCCACCTTCTCCATTTACAGATTGCTTGATTCCCAAGTCTCTCAAATCCTGCCATGTAAACTTTGAATACTTGACTGTTGGGGCGTAGGTCTTTGCAAACTTACATACATCATCAATAGTCATGTACATAATCTTCTCGAAGCCAGACTTCTGCTTGAAATATGCGAAATATCCTACTGGAACATCGGAAATCTTCTCTCCGCTGATATCGAGTGAACCTGTCACCTTATCGAAACCTTGGAACTCGCCTTCATAGACGGTTCCCTTATTGATGTTCTTATACTTATCGGTGCGAAGAGCAAGATTGATATATCCCTTTGTTCCGATGATAAGGGTTGGTGTAGGAACGAGCTGACCGGTTGCCTTATCTTTGTTCTTGAAGACCACGATGTATGCCTGCCCCAACTGCTTGTTGATAGGCAATCGCAATCCTGCTGCCTTTACTGCCTCGCCCATGAGCGCATTAGGGTCACACTGCATCAGCTGAGGGTCGGAAGTGAACAACTCCATCAAACTGGTGGTGAAGGCGCCTTTGTTGTCCTTCAATGTGTTCTGCAACAGGCTTTGGTAATAACTATTGTTCATTACCGCCTGAAAATTCTTAACTGCTACTGCCTTCTGAGAAGGCTGTGCTTTTGCTACTGCTGTATCTGCCATGATTACTTCTCCTCTTCTTTATGATTGATTAATTCCTTAGCGATACCAGCCAAGGCTATTGTTCCCAAAGCAAGATTGATTTCACCACTTTCCGGAAAAAGTTCTTTTGGATCAACCTCTACTCGATCGTGGTTATCTAACCACTTCTTTATCCGGCTCGAATCCGTTCCGTCCTTCATGCCTCCTCCTAACGCTAGAGTACCTTTAATAAGGTCTTTGTCAACCAACATTTCTAATTTTAAAGTTTCTGCCATGATTTTTATTTACTTATATGTTTGATTAATTCTTCTTTTGTTTTAAACACTTCGCTTTCTTTCCTTGTAGGGAAGACTGCGAACTTATACTGAATAGAGCAAGGTGCCTCGCCTATCTGCTGAAAGAATACGCCCACGATGTTTGCACGTCGGATTTTGTACCCATCGAGCAGATAGACTGCATCACCTATATCGAACTTAGTCTTGATTTGCATGATGCGTTTCAATCCATTGTTGCCAGAGCGAAATACTCAACCTTTAGTTTATCATCCTTCGATACTACCAGACGGATTTGCTGACCGCCTGTGCTGAGCGGATGGTTAACACTTTCGCATTCATCGAGCACGACAGGAACCGATACATCATAGAACTGACCGATAGTGCGAGCGATGTCGATTCCAGCATTCACCTTTGCAGCACCATTGAGGCGGCTGTAAGGCACACCATTGTGATAACATTCGCAATAAGGTTTCTTCTCACCATCGAGTTTTGGAAGGAACAGACTCCATTTTACGAAACGGAAGTGCTGATTAACCTTGTCTTCAAGAGCCTTGCAAGACAACTGATAGAACTCGTTTGTGATGTTGAGTTTATCATCAATATCATCAAGCTGCTCCTGAAAGATGGCTTTATCCTTCTGTGCTGCTTCGATATGAGTCATTATGTTGTCGTAAGATGCTTTTGAGGCGAGGAGTTCGAGGACTTCATCATATCTGTCAGAAAGCGGCTTTTGCTCTTCATCGAGTGCTTGAAGTAACTTGTCGTTATCTTCATTGCTCTCAGATGGATTGTCGAGTTCTGCCTGCAACTCACCAATCTCTTTCACTACCTGCTGATATTCTTCCTTCTCGGCTAGAATCTGCTCGTAGGTGTGTGGAGCATCGGCATCAACTTCTGCCTTATGCTTTTCGGCATCTTTGAGCGCCTGATGAGCCTTGACGAGTTGGTTTGTGGTGGTCTGACGATCATCATTCAGTTTATCCAACTCTTTATTAAGTTCTGTGTATGCGCTTTGTAGTTTGGCAAACTCATTGTTTAGTTCCTTCATATCCTCTGCCTTGCGAGAATTGAACCGGTTCTGAGATTCCTGTTTAAGGAGCTGAACATCACCGAGAGGGAGAGCCTGACCGCAATGAGGGCAGAAACCTTCCTTATCATCCCATTCCCAAGTGCGCTTGGCAATCTCATCGCTGCGCTTGTTCAAGTCACTAACCTTCTTCTTGCATTCTTCAATCTGAGTGTTTATCTGAACCTCGGTGGTAGGATAGCCACTCATGACTGCTTTGAGGTTATCAACCGTAGATTCTGCCTTGTTGAAGGCTGCGTTGGCGTTGAGAACATCGCTTTGGTGCTTGGTCATATTATCGGTAGACTCCTTATCTGCGCCCTGCTCCATCATTCGCTTGCGTTTTTCAGCAAATTCAATTTTCTTGCGGATTCCGTCAAGTCGAACTCTGTCTGCTCCACCGGTTCGAATCTGCTGAATCTTGTTGCCTATCTCTGCCAACTTTTCTTGCAGCTCATCCCCTTCTTTACCCAAGGCCTTCCAATCCTGCTTTGGTGGAAGGGTCTTGTCGAGTTCGGCAAGTCTGATAGGGACCGCATCGAGTTCCTTCTGAACTTCTGTACGCTTGTGCTTGAGGTGGTGAAGGATGGCATCAATATCTTTCTGTTTGAGGAGTTCAACAAGATAATCATACTTCTCTTCGCCCTTCGTGATGTCTTCGACTGAAATGTCACCTGCCAACGACTGGAGGAATGCACGCTGATTCTGCCATGTCATACCAAGGAACAGATTAGGACAGATGCACCACGAAAATGGGTCTTCTTGAAAGATGTCGTTAACTACTTTGCCGAAATCTCCGGCGGTAGCCAATTCTCCATCAACATAGTACTTGAAGGTGTTGGTGCATTTATCACATTTCCACTTGTCGGTCAGAACTCGCTTGAATGAGATTTCATCACCATCTACCAACATAACCAACTCGGATGAATGCTCTATCTCCTTGATAATATTGTGATTCTCATCGAAGGTTTTGATGTCGAGCTGCATGCCGTTGGTATCAGTACCGAATAATGTGTACATGATGGCGTTGCCGATAGTGCTCTTGCCTCTTCCGTTGTCTCCCGAGATAACGGTTAAGTCTTCTCCAAAATCGAAGACTCCGGCACGGATGCCACAGAAATTTTGAAGTTTAAGTGTCTTGAATAGGATTTTCTTCATTTTTATCTTTGTTTAAAGTTTCTTCTTTTTCTCTCAGTTCCTTATCGTATTCCTCGAATGCCCTTGCTGTAGCGTAGGTGAACTGGTCGCTATTACGCATGGCGTTCAAGATAAGATTTTTGAGGTCTTCGGGCGATGCGTGCATGAATGCGTACGCCTTCGGAATGGTTCTGTCACCCATGAGGACGATGCAGCGGAAATGCTTTGCCTCATCCCCCATCTTGTCAACTATATCAAGTACCTTCTTGATATGATTGAAGAAATTCTGTCTGATATTCTTTTTCATGATTTCGTTTTTTAAAAACCTGCCTATCCTCACGGACGAGCAGGAAAAAATAAATTAAAATTTATGAAAAATAACGCTAAAAACTAATTCTTATCTGTTGATCCTAAACCGCTACGAGTGCCGGTTACCTTGCCAAGTTCCAAGTTAGTATCTGGAACGTAAGTGAAGGCACCCTGACAGATGCGTTGGGTATAAGGAATAACGAACTTGAAACCGAGCATACGCATGATGCGATGCTTTAGCCTCCATCTGCCCGACTTGACGATGGCATGGACTTCTTCGCCATAGCCGCAATCAATCAAACCGAGAATTACATCAAGGTTTGCTCTGACCTTGCCTAGATAGGCGCCATGTAGGAGCCATGAAGGGAAACAAACATTTAACAACATTCCTTTGCCCGACATGCCACTACGTGGCTGAATCAGCAATTTCATATTTGATGGAAGTTGTATCTTGAACCCGAGCGGAACGTAAAAGCGTTTGTTTGGAATTACTTCCGTGTCCTTACTGCAATGAAGGTCGTAAGCGGCATCCGTCTCGTATGACTTCGTTGGGAAACACCCTTGTGTTACCAATTCTACATTGATTTTTGTACCTGATTTACTCATTATTATATATGTGTTTATGATTATCGAAGAAGACTTGCGGCTGTAGACAATGCGCGGATAAGTTCAACGCAATTATCTTTAGTTAAAAGAACAGCTTGAGTCGTACCATCATCTAAAGTAAAGCCATCAACTTCGACAAGTACAGCGTCCTTTTCTTCGTTAATGGTCGTTGTACTAACAGAAATTGTACCATCGTCTTCACTAGAGTCAACGTCCATATTAAATGAATCGTTTGGCTCCTCAAAATGCTTACCAAAGCCATCGTAAAGAGCTTTTACTTTCAACTCCATTTCGTGCGTCTTATCAAATGATTCTTTAAGACCACTAAATATTTTCTTCTCTTTTGCCATTTTGATTATCTTTAAATTCTTTGTATTCTTTCATTGAAATTTGCTTGAACCTATACCCATACGCTAGACCGCCCTTTTTGCTCAAACAAGTGTACATATGACCAGCTGAATGATTAAATGCTCTGCAATATTCAGAACATCCTCCCTTATAGATAGCAATAATCTTTCCGGTATGTACATCCATCTGGACAAGAGGCTTTAACTTATAATCTTCACGCAAATCAAACTTTCCTGTTTCGTAGTCCTCTTTATATATCCATTTAAAGCCATAGCTTTTAGAAAACTGTCCATTTGCACATTTAGAAATTCCAATTTCATACTTGTGCCAATTTTCTTTATTATATTCTTTGGCTGCTTCTAATGCTGAAGGGTATTCTTTTACAAACTTGTCGTCTAACGTGAATTTTAATATTCTTTTTCCGTTAGTATGAGCCATTCTTTCAGGCAAAGTGCCATAATTTGAATTATACTTTGCTGTACACCACTCCAAATTTTCGACTCGATTATTAGTCTTGATTTCGTCTTTGTGATTAATCATTGGAAGGTTACTTGTATTAGGGATAAATGTTTCAGCAACTAACCTATGAACATTTCTCTGTCTGCAAATTCCTTCTTTATTTAGACCAACAAATAAGTAATTCCTTTGACCATCAAACGAGGATTTAAGCAATTTTCCTTTAAGATGGCATAATTTGCCAGTAGATGAAATGATTGTTCTATCCAAGCTGCGAACTCGTCCGAGAGAACTGACCTGATAATAGCCCTCATACCCTTCTATGTCTCGCCATTCTTCACTTCCATTCATCATAGTTCTTTTCTACTTTAAGTTTTTCTACTTCCTTCGTGTAGTAGTCTATGAGAGTTTGAAGTTCGAAGATTGAGTATTGTTTGGTGGAGTGCTTAGTGTTTTCCAACCATTCCACTTTATCTTCTCCTAGTTTTTTAACTAAGGATTTGCGGTAGTCAAGCAGATTTGCATTCAACATGCGGTTGCAGTAACGACATTGCCCGTAAACATTTAATTCACAATACCTTAGCGACATTGATGCTCTACCTATGAAATGTCCGGCATCCATCTGACTGAACGGTTTGTATCTTCCACAAGAAATACATCTGAATACTCCTTGATTGTTTACATCACGAAGTCTGATGTATAGCTGAAAGATTCTATCGAGTTTCTTCACCAAGGATTGCTTGGATGGAATAGCTTTCGCCTTCTTCTTTTCCTGTTCCTTCTTGGCTTTATCCCAAGGAGTCTTCTTTATAGGTGTCCTCTTGAGAGGAGTTTTCCTTTTTAAACCCATATTGCACGTAATTATCATTTGTAAAGTTTGAATACTCGCCCTCGGGCTTTCCGATGTCTGAGGACACATTTTTAATCTTAGAGTTGAGGATATTTATTTTCCTCAGCTTTGACTCGAAGATTCCCAAGGGTGCCCAAGGGTTTCTTTCGAGTTCTCTGTATATTTCGAGAACCTTTCTCTGGTACTTGTGGAGAGTAGGTTCGGATAAATCTATCATAATCCATTGATTTTGAAGTTTAAGAAAAACCTGCCCATCCTCACGGACGAGCAGGAAAGAATCAAAATTTTTTTTAAACAATGTTTGCTGCCGCTGCAGCGAATAATCATACACAACAAACAAATACATAATAGTCCACCTGTAGGATTCGGACCCAACTTCCCGATTTGATAAGAATGTATTAAGGATTTACACAAAACAGTTTCGGGCGTGCTACCAGTTACACTATCGGTGGATAACGGCATCATGCGCTACCATGAATTTAAGAGCCATGCTCACCGCTTTAGCTATCAGTCATAAAGACTGATGCTCGGGGATTCCCTTATAATGACTTAACACTATTCGACTTTACACTTTTCCAATATGTCAAAGAACTTATGTCCAAAAAGGGCAATGGGATTGTTCCGGAAACTGCTATATATAATTGAGGTATAAAACGAAAGGTGCTGGTAGAATGCTCGACCACAACATTTCCTTCTGGTTCGTGGCGCATGAATTCAACGCAAACAACTTATATTGCCACTGGGTCTATACCGCTCCACACCTAACGATTTCAAGAAACATTATAATAACAATATCCAAAACTATTTTGGGGATTCGAGGCGAGTTGAACGCCTTTGCTCGGGTTTCCCCGCTCACTCCGAGTGAGCTAGCTCGATTCCCATGTATCACTCCTATGCTCACGCACAAGAGTGAATTGATAGTTTACAAATAAGAAAAAGAGCCTTTCTTAAGCAATCGTTTAACTCTATGCTCACGCATATCCAATTTAAAACGCATTTTGTCTGAATAACTAATCTAAAAGTTCAACAGCCAAATATTTCACACATTTACACACTCACTAGTTGTGGCACCTTAACAGGCTCTGCTCCGTAGCGATTCAGAGCACAGGAACGAATGTCCTGAGCCTGTTGGCTATTACTCCGGTAAGCAAGAGCATTGTAGACAGTAGTCTTGCCACAACCAAAAATTTTCATGATTTTAGGAATTTTATCTTTATCAATCAATATTTTTTCTATTTTTACGACTTTATTCATATTATTTTTTGTAAATTTGCACCATAAATAAGTTTTGAACGAGTTTTGTTCTCGTTTACGGATGCAAAGATACATGTTTGTAGACAAATATCCAAGGATATAGGCATTAATTTATAGTTAATTTACGTATTTACACAAATATAAACACTAGCAGTATGGAAGGATTAAGAGATAGAATCAACGAGGTAAGAGACCATTACAGGCTGACTAACAGAGGGTTTGCTGACGCTATCGGGGCAAAACCTGCTGCTACGAACAATTATTTGAACGGCACAAAGGAGCCTTCAATGGAGTTTATAAACAGAATACTGACTACATACGTAGACATATCAGCAGATTGGCTACTTTGTGGCAGAGGCAGTATGTTTTACGATGCAGACAAGCAGACGGACGAAAAACTGCTGAAAGAACTAGCAGAAACAAAAGTAAAGTTGCTAGTACAGGAAGGAGTGGTTAAGGAGTTAAAGCAAATCATCAGCGAGAAGATTGCTGAAAGAGACAAAAGCCTAGTTGGCTAATACGATAAAGGGGAGCCTTCTTTGCGAAGACTCCCCTTGGTTATATTACATCTTTCCTTCGAGGGCATCGAAAGCAGATTGTACGTCCTTATTTAATGTACGTGCGTATCTAGTAGTTTGACGCAAGGTAGTGTGTCCAAGCACCCTTGCCACAATGTTGATAGGCATTCCCTTAGACAGGAATAAGGTTGCCGCAGTCGCTCTACCCATGTGGGTATGCAGTCTGTCAACTCCAACCATCTGCCCGATCGCCTTCAAATAATCATTATACTTCTGATTCGTCATTCTAGGCAGCTTGAAGTCATACTTCTGCAGTATCTCCAGGGCAGGTTTGAGAAGTTGGAACACGAAATCCGTATCTGTTTTCGTTCTCTTAGCGTGATAAAACATCTTGCCACCAATCTCCTCGCAGTTAGTATAATCGAACGATGCAAGGTCAGAGTATGCAAGTCCGGTGTAGCATTGGAAGAGGAACAAATCTCTTGCGTGGAGAATATGAGGTGTTGAGAGTTTCAGTTTCTTGATGGCAGCAAACTGCTCTTCTGTGACACAATCAACATACTGCTTTTCTCCCTTGCCAATATGGAATGGCAGGAACTTATAAGGATTCTGCTCAATAAGCCCGTCTATCATCGCATCATTGATGAACAACTTGAGATACTTGTGATAGTCGTAGATTGTGCATTGAGCCTTATCCTGTCTGTGGAGATACTCATCCATTGAACGCACCTTCGACACATTGCAGTCTTGAAACGACTTTATCTTTCCCCATGTTTTTAGGAATTTGATAAAGACATCGTAGCGTTTCTTGGTATGCTCGCACACCTTACGCTCATTCCGTCTTCTCTCGCAGTACTCGATAAAAGAAGTTCCTTCGTCTTCTCCATTCATCTGTGAGATAACCACATTTAAGTCACAACAGCCTTCCTTAACCATCTTACTGATGATTTCGTTTGCTCTCGCGCGGTATGCCTGTATGATTTCATTCAGTTCATCCGCATCTTTTCTCTTGATAACCATCTTTGACGCATCAGACCATTGTGTAGTTGTCACTTTTACGCCTGTGGAAAAGTACTTCCTTTGACGCTTGGCACAAAAGCATAATTCTACCGAAACTTCATGTTTTGAGGTCGCTCGCTTCAAACGATTGTGAATAATACTTAAATTAATTTTTGCCAT